TGCCACCAAGCCGCTTTCTTATCATGGGTCATGGATAAAAAACCAGGAGTATGAAGCTTGTCTCCTTTCATCCACTTACGTGGATCTTCGGTCCCGCGATAGACATGAATGTCGTGGCCGATAGAACGAGCGGCCGCGCTATCAAGGTGTTTTACCAGATGTTCGGTGTCTTCATCTCGTGGATGCGCCGGATTTTCATGTTTTTTGTAAAGATATTCTTGGGTGTGCTGACCCCATTCTCCGTGGAATTGAGCTGCTTCTTGTTCATCGTCGTGTAAAGGAGACGTCTTTGCCAGCTTGTTCGCAACGCCGTTGACCGTCTTCGCGATGTGTCCATTATCGTGTTGACCGAGCCAATGCTGTATGGATCCAGGCGCGTGTTCTTTAGCTTCAACGACGAACTCTATGAACGTTAGCATGCATATTCCTTAGTAAATACTCCTAGTATCATCTATTTAACCACAGAGGAGTCGAGTTGGCAACAGCCACAGGAATAGTAGGAATCGGCGGAGCTATCATGGGAGGCGGCGTGGCCCTCTCCGACGTGGCGACGGCGATCGGCCAGGACTTCTCGCAGAACTACCAGGGCTCGTTCACCTTTCCCAACGACCTGGTGACCTCCGCCGCCTCGGACATCTACATGACGTTCCGCTTTGCTAAGTTCGTCAAGCGTTCGATCTATGATACCGCGAGCGTTCAGACAGGCAACGGCAAGATCATCCTGCCGATCCCGCGTAACCTCCATAACAGCCTGGGGTTGACCTACTCCAGCGACGAGTTCCTTGGCCCGGCAGTAGGCGCCGCCGTGGACTCGATAGCCAGAGGCAAGAGCTCGGCTAATACCTCCTCGCTCAGCACTATCATTGCTTCGGTCACTGGTGCATATGCAGGCGGCGCTGCTACACAGGCCGCCGTATCTGCCGTAACAAATGCAGGTCAAGGCGTCGGCACCGCGGCACAGCTGCTCTCGGGCTTGTCCATCAATCCGTTCCAGACGATGCTGTTCAAGCATCCCAACTTCAAGACCCACCGCTTCTCCTGGATGCTGGCTCCTTCCAGCCCTAAGGAATCGGACGACCTGGCGGCGATCATCGACATCTTTACCTACCACTCGCTTCCTGGGCTGACTGATCAGATCACCGGCGTGTTCTTCAACGCGCCATCTATCGTGGTGATCAACCTGAGCCCGCCGGGAAATAAGTATCTCTTCGACTACAAGACCTGCGTCATCACGGGCATCAATGTCGACTACTCTCCTGGACCGACCCCGGCGTTCTTCGACACGGCGAACGCTCCCGTGCTGGTGCAGCTCTCGCTAGATCTCACGGAGATCGAGCTCTGGACAAAGCGAGACTACCTGCAGCCCAGCAACATCAGCACGAACACTCCTTCGGCACCGCTAACGCCTAACGTCTCGTCGGTGCCTGCCCTAGATCCGGCGCATCCGCCGCCGTCATGAACGGAAGATAATGTCTGAGAAATACTTCGCGAACTTTCCCACGATCAGCTACAACGGCCAGCAGATCGCTGATCTGACTAGGCGCGTGGCTCTCCTGAGCAGGGTGGCCGCCGATCCCAAGCTGTACTACTCCAAGGACGTCAAGCAGAGACAGCGGGCCGATAACGTGGCAGACGTCATCTACGACGATCCCTACCAGGAGTGGCTGATCTTCCTGGCCAACGGGGTGATCGATCCCTGGAAGGACTGGCCTCTCGACGACGACGTCTTCGGCGACTACGTCTCCAGGAAATACGGCTCGATAGCCGCTGCTACCCAGATGATCGATCACTACAGGAATGCCTGGTACGACGACGACTCCAGGCTGAGCACTGCTGCCTACTCCGCGCTTCCGCCCGGAACCCAGCAGTACTGGACCGCCATGCTGGATGAGCAGAGCAATCCGCTGGCCTACGTCAGGACACAGCAGGACTGGACCGTCTCGACCAACGGGATCAAGACGCTGGGTCTGGCCTCGGTCGCTGGATTTCTCTCGGGCGAGAACGTCGTGGTCACGCGGGCGCACGGGGATGCCTACACCGGAAGAATCGTGGGAGTGCCTGATACCACGAGCAACCTGATGACCATCCAGCACCTATCAGATACTGATCCGGATGTCCTGGAAGCCGGCTATGCCTTCGTTACAGGCAAGACCTCGCATGCCTCCTCTCTCCTCCAGAGCTCGTCGGTCAACGCACTCCTGATACCAGACGTCGAGCAGTCCTACTGGGCGCCGGTCACTGCCTACGACGTTGAGAACGAAGCCAACGTCGCCAGGAGGACGATCAGGATCCTGGATCCACGCTTCGCCCAGTTGGCTGCATCCGAGCTGGGCAGGCTGATGCAGCTATGAGCTACGAGCTGGGCGACGTTGCCATCGAGAACCTAACGATGACCTCATCCAGAGGAACTGTCGACCTGGCGCCGATGTGCTTCGGCATCTCGATCTATGAGTCGTTGTTCACTCCTGGGATCGTCATGGACGTCACGGTGATCGACTCGCAGGACGTCATGGGCACGCTGAGATTGCAGGGAGACGAGACCATCGCCCTGGTGATGTCTGTCCCTGGCTCTATCAGGACGACCTATCAGCTGGCTGTCTACGAGGTCTCAGGAGTGACGTCGGTAGGCGCGCAGAGCGGTAAGACCTACGACGTTAAGGCCGTGTCGCTGGAGACGATCAAGGCCAAGACGAACTACGTCATGAAGGCATACCACTCGCTCTGCTCCGACGTGGTCAAGGACATTCACTCGACGTTCCTGGGCAGCAAGAAGCCGATCGTCCTGGAGCCGACGATGGGAGTGCAGGACCTGGTGGTGCCCAACATGGATCCATACAAGGCCATCAAGATGATCACCAGGCGCTCGGTGTCTCCGGAGAACAAGTCGTGTTCCTACGTCTACTTCGAGTCCGTTCCTGGCGGAACACAGACCTCCTCGTTCGTGACGATCGAGTCGCTGTTCGGCAAGAGCTCGGTCAAGGAGTTCGTCAGGTCGGACGCGGTCTCTGCCGACATCACCAAGAGGACCGACAACAACATCCTGTCGCTCAGCACTCCCAGGGCTACCAACTCGCTGGATCGAGTCGACATTGGGGGGAACAGGCGTGTCATCACCTACAACCATACCACCCAGCAGTTCAATACCAACGTGGTCTCGACGTCGTCCTCCTCGTTCAAAACTGGTGGAAACAATCAGGAATCACAGTACTTCGACAAGACGTTCGGATCAGACACGCCGTCGTCCATCTTTGTTCCGGTAGACTGGAACGAGAGAGCGGAGACCTACATCGCCCAGGCAGCAGCTGCCAAGTCTGCCTATGTCGCGCTTCTCCTGCAGAACTCCATCAAGCTGAAGGTCGTCGGAGACACGGTGCTGACTGCCGGCTGCAGGATCATCGCCCACTATCCCGATAGAACCGCGCTCTCCGGAGCGCCCAAGGACGACCCGCTCCTCTCGGGCAGCTTCGTCTGCGCCAGGCTGCATCACAGGATAGGACCGCTGCAGCAGAGACCTAGGTTCACGACAACCATGGAGTGCGTCAAGGCCGGAACAGGAGCCCAGAGTTGAGCAACATGTCCGATGGATTCATCTGGTATGGAATAGTCGAGGACGTCATGGATCCACTGAAATCCGGGCGATGCAGGGTCAGGATCAGGGGCCGCCACGACGACACCACTAACATCCCGACTGCCAGTCTTCCATGGGCCGCGTCTGGGCTGCCTATCACTTCGGCCTCCTTCGGCAGAGTAGGCCGCTCGCCCACCGGTCTCCTGGTAGGCACGAACGTCTATGGCTTCTGGATGGATAAGGATCACCAGCTTCCATTGATATTCGGTACCCTATCAAAAACAGGCGACGTTGCTCCTGGAATGACAAGCGCTGGCGCACCCAAGATCGACATTCAGGGCGGATCTATTCCTCCTGCCGCGATCGGCAGTCCGTCTAATCCCTACTCTAAGCTGAATACTAGCATCATCCTGCCTATCAGCTCGATCGCGGCAAACGTTGGCATCACGATCAGCAAGGCGGTCGAGCCGCT